AAAATAAAAATATGGAATTATACTACACAGAAGAAAACGAACAACTAAATGATTTGGATAGAATAATATTCACCAAACTAAAACTCTATCTACCATTCAATGATATGTTGATTGATTTTTATGACCAATGGGATTCAGACCACGAACTTTCTGAATCACTTAAAGAGTATAATGTAAATGATATTGAATGTTCATTCAATAAAGTTGTTAAGTTATACCAATCTAAAAGGAAATGTACATACAGGGAAATAATAGGAAGTAAATTTCTTGGATACACTAAAAATAAATTGGTCATACTCACCAACAATAAAGAAGAGATTATTGTATGTAATATGACCACAGGAATCAAGTTTTCCAAAACAGCATACAAAGAGTTTCAGAAACATTATAACTTAGACGATATTACAAGGGTTAGATTATATTGTCTTTACCATTTTCACTCAAGAGAAGATGATAATTTTGTAAAAACTATGGCAAAAAATAAGATTAAGTATCAACCAATTGATATAATCAATAGCTTAAAAATATTGAAATTATATCCTGAAGTTTCAGCATAACTTGATTATAACACCTATATCACCTATTATTTATTTATGACAAACGAACAATTAACACAAGAAGAAATGGACATTCTATTCAAGAATGACCCCAATGAAAAATGGTATAAGAAATCAGAATCCCTCAAGGATATGGTAGAAAGGATTGAACACTACAATCAATTCTACAAACAAGAAAGAAACGATATTTATATCAATAGATTCTATCAAGAAAGGTTCAAATAATACTCCCATTGAACTTCTATAAAGGGTGACTCACAATCACCCTTTAATTTATAAAACCAATCATATATTTATCGTCATGGATAATATGTTTCTAACAACAATCATTTCATCAGCAACCGCATTATTCGGTTTTTGGTATGGAGTGAAAAAAGATAAGGCTGACCTTGTATCAAAATCCTTGACGAATATACAATCACAGATTATGATTTATCAACAAATCATAGACAACCTGAGAGGAGAAGTTGAAACTTTAATCATCAAGATTGAAGACCAACAAAAAACGATTCAAGAGTTGGAAAGCATGGTTGGAAATATGGTCAGAAAGAAGACCAGAGCCAAAGTTGAATAAGGGTTTGCTGTTTGTCATTATCTCATCGTTATTTTTTTTCCCTTATTCACGCCTCTATAATTTATATTATAGAGGTTTTTTATTTCATTTAATTAGAATAAACTTATATTTATTTGTATGGTAGATTGGAATTTACAGATTACCGAATACTTCAAAATGTCTGAAGAAGAACGTGAAGGTGTCATCGTTGGATTAGCCGAGTTCTATTACAAGAGATGGGTCAACACAGAGAACGAACAGATATTTCATTTCACTATTGATGAACTAATGTTCAGATTGGAAATGGAACACAAGTTCGCCATCCAATCAGAATCTTATGAAAGAGCTGAAATCTATTTCAAACTACTCAGAATATTCAATGAAATAAAACACGAAAAAACATTTGACTAATGGGCTGTAACTGCGGAAAGAAAAAAATTATTAACCAACTTGGAAACCCTCACTATGTCCAAATGGCTGTAGATGTTTGGGACAAAGTGTCAAACACACCCTACGAATCAATTACAGACGATTTATGGATGGAAATGTTTCAGGTATACAATTCCATCTACCCGAACTCAAAAGGTCAACCAGGGAAAGAAGAACTACTGAAAATCATACAATCAACCACTCAGTATAAAGTAAAAATCAAAAGATAAAATGGAGCACGAAGAAAAGAGAGGGAGAGGTAGACCAAAGGTGGAAACTTACCTTGACCCTGAATGGTTCAACATCATTATTGAATCAGGAAGAACAGGAAAACACATCACCGATTACCTAATCAAATTGGGTATATCTTGGGATACTCACTACGAATTATTAAAACGAAATGCCAAATATTCCGAAGCCTTCAAGGAGTATAACAAACTTTGTGAACAATGGTGGTATGAAAGAGCACATGAAGCGGTGGAGTCAGGACAATCAAACAAGTTTAATCAGAGGTTATGGTTACAGATTGTGAAGAACAAATTCAGAGACAATTGGAAAGATGAGAAACAATTGGATGTAACAACTCAAGGTGATAAGTTGACGGAGAATAAATCTATTCAAATAGAAATTGTAAAATCATCAATCAATGGCGAAAGCATCTAATGGTTTAAGGAAGATTACATTCGGGAAAAGAAAGACAGGTAAAGCTTCCAAGTCATTCAATAAACACAACAGCAAAAGTTCGTACCATAAACGTAATGCCAGTAGAAACTAATATCATTCATAACGAAGATTGTTTGGAGACAATGAGAAGGATGCCAAATGATTGTTTGGATTTGGTATTAACATCCCCACCATACGACAACATGAGACAATATGGGGGTAATAAAACTTATCACCAACGATTGAATGATACAGGGTTCTCATTTGAGTTTGAGGATATAGCACAAGAACTACAAAGAGTATTGAAACCTGGTGGGGTGATTATGTGGAATATACAGGACCAAATAATCAAAGGTTCAAAGACAGGTAATTCCATGAGACAAGCATTGTATTTTATGGACTTGGGGTTATTACTCCATGACCATTTGATATGGGAGAAAACAGGAACACCATTCCCATCAATATACCGATACAGAAATGTATGGGAGAATATGTTTATCCTATCCAAAGGAAAGCCAAAGACATTCAATCCAATCATGATTAAGAACAAGACAAGTGGATATGTTAGAAACAGAAGACAAAGAAATCATGAGGGGATATTAGAAGAAACTAAGAAGATTGTTAAGGTTAAAGAATATGGTATTGATAAGAATGTTTGGTTGATTCCAAATGGTTATACCAACTCTAAACAATTCAAAGGAGCAGAATCACACCCCGCAATATTCCCCGATGAAATGGCGAAAAGACATATTATAACTTGGACCAATGAAGGAGACATTGTATATGACCCATTCTTGGGTTCAGCAACCACAACAAGAGTAGCTAAACAACTAAACAGAAAATGGATAGGTAGTGAATTACATACCCCATATTATGAAGTATCAAAACAAATAATGACATGCCAAGAAGTAAAGTAAGAGGGGGTCGTAAAGCCCACAACAAAAGAGTTAAACAGAGAAACGAAGAGATGAAAGGTTTCTGGCAAAAACAAGTCAATATGGCTTACGAGAAACATGAGGAGTGGAAAAAACAAAAAGAATTAGATGCCAATCAAAATCCAAACAACCAAAGTATTTCAGGACTTAATTTCACAACAAAATAGAATCTGTGTATTTCAAGGTAGTTCAAGAGCATCCAAGACATACAACATCCTAATCTATTGGGTTTACAGATTACTACAAGAAGATGATAAGGTCCTGTCAGTTGTAAGGAAAACATTACCAGCACTCAAGGGTTCAGTCCTGAGAGACCTCAAACAAATTCTAATTAGTTTTGGTGTATACGATTCCAACAAATGGCATTCCGTTGATGGTTATTTTGAGTTGGGGACAAACATCATCGAGTGGTTTTCTGTGGATGATGAAACAAAACTACGAGGAAGAAAGAGAGATTACCTATTTGTAAATGAAGCGACAGAGGTGACACAGGATGAGTATATTCAACTAGCACTGAGAACATCAGGTAGAATTGTATTGGACCTTAACCCCTCGTTATGGAAGTCATGGATATATGATTTGGAAGGACAACCAGATGTGTTCTACACAATCGTTACATACAAGGACAATCCATTCTTGGAACAATCACTAATAGATGAAATTGAGAAACTTAAAACAAGAGACCAAAACCTATGGAGAGTATTTGGTGAGGGTCAGAAAGGTATTCCAACAAGAGTTGTATTCAATCATCAACAGATGTATGAAACATTACCACCATCAGCAAAACTATTGGGTTATGGAGTCGATATTGGATACAATGACCCCAACACATTGGTTAAGGTTTATAAGGACGGAGATTCAATTTATTGTGAGGAATTATTGTATTTGAGGAGTACAACCATTTCTGACTTTATCTACAAAATTAAGGACCTTAAAATCAATTTAACAGATGATTTTATTGTCGACTCTGCAGCACCAATGGCAATACAAGAAATGGTTAGGGAGGGGATAAATGCGAAACCAGTTAAGAAGGATACCATCCTGTCAGGTATTGACCAAATTAAAAGGTCTAACTTTTTTGTTCATAGTGATTCAAAGAACCTAATAAACGAACTCAATTCTTATGTATGGAAATCAGATAAGAACGGAAACAATCTTGATGAACCTGAGGATAAGAACAACCACATCCTTGACGCAATCAGGTATGTCTTACAGATGAAACAGATGAGATACTCAGGTGTCTATGTTATGTAAGATGAGAACAACTAATAAAAGATATTTATAGATATATGGAAACAACCCACATCGAATACGAAGGAAAGAAGTACGAGGTTAAAGAACCAACCATTGAGGTTTGGAAAAATGTAATGATATACAAAGACATATTGGATGAGGA